GCTTGGTCGATTTCCATACCGAGGCGAACCAGGGCACCGGAGATCTGAGAGGCACCTGCGGAAGGAGATCCAGAGGCTCCCGGAGCAGGCCTGCCAGCGAGACCTGCGAAGGTCGGGCCACCTGCGGGAGTAGCGGTAGGAGGCATTGGAGGGGGACCAGAAGGGGGTCCACCCATTCCATCGCCAGTCATAGGTGCCATCTATCGGCTCGACTTTCTGTCCTTGGGGCGGGACTTTTGCGGCCTAATCTTCAGCTTGGTCTTGACTGTAACTTTAGCACCGGGTTCGAACTTGCCGGCTGCAGTGATGTCTTTGTCCATAAAGGGCCTATTCGACTCGGTTCATTCTGAGGAGGGCAGAGATTACCCAAAGGAGGAAGCCAAAGAGGGCCGCAACGACTCCTGCAATCGCCAGGAAATCCTTAACGATGGCCAAGCTTTCGACCTTCAGAGGCTACCCGGTTGAACTTCTTAGCGCCGTATTTCTTGCGGCCAATTGCAGCGGCGACGGCACCGGGGTCCTTGATCTTGGGATTCTTGGCGACAGATCGCTCTACAGCCTTAAATCCTTCGTAAGCCATTACTTCTTCCCCTTACTCGGTTTCCTGCCGATGCAGTAGGTGACAGCATCTTTGAAGGGGGTCTTGATCACGGGAGTATCTGCCATGACGATTCCTATCGAGATTTGATCCGAGTAGCGAGGTTTCGGTTGGGCGCAAGCCGAGGCTTGGCGACCTTAGGGGTCCTTCGAAGGACTTCCTTACCGACGTTTCGAGGCATGGGAATGGAGGGTGCGGTCGAAAGGGCGGGAGAGCCTGAAAGGCCCGACAGATTGTAGGAAGGAGCAGCCATTAACGACCAGACTTTCTTGAACTTGAAGATCTCAACCTTTTAATCGATCTATTGAGGATCGCATGATGTTGTCGCTCTTCTCCGCGAATGTGAGTGAGCTTCTTGGCAATGCCAGGATGACCGGATTCCCTGCCCTCTTCAGCATGCTGTCCATAGGTGCGGACAGCTTTGGCCTCATCGGCCCGATCGGCTTTGAGAGCAGCGAGCATTATCGGCCAGACTTTCTAGCCGGAGCAACTCGTTGACCAGCCTTCCGGGCCTGACTGAGGGCGATAGCAAGGGCCTGCTTGCGAGATTTCACCTTGGGGCCTGTTTTCGACCCTGAGTGGAGAGTGCCCTCCTTGAATTCACGCATAGTTCCTTCAACACCCGGCATGTAGTGACTCCCAATCTCTTCTAGTATCGTGCGTGGAAGGCGCGGACGGCGTCAAGGGCCGTGTTGAAAATACATCCTAGAGGGCCTCGGCATACCCGAGGGTCCAGGAAGATTTTGAAAGATTTCCTCATGATCTTAGCTTTAGCCTGAGGTCGAGGTTACAACTCTGCCGTCTCCCTTTTGCTGTTGCTGGGGAGGCTGTTGATTTGTAGCCTTTCGGCCCTGAGCACTCACCGCACCAACAAGCCCGACAGCTTGTGCCGCGATCAGGCGGTCGGTGATCGTGACTGCATCATTTGGAGGCGTGCCTCCGTTGGGGATCTCAAGGACTTCGAAGAGCGTCCACGGATCCATCAGGCCTCCCTGCCAAAGCTGCATATAGAGGAGCTTCCGCGAGATCTGAGAGATCGCCAAGAGTGAATTTGGCGTGATCGTGAAGGTAAAGTTCTTCGCGTGCTTCTGGGCACGGACGGACTTGTCGACCCTACGGTCATAGATGGGATCGTAGCCTTCATCTCCTTGGGACATGGAGGGGATCATCGTGCCAGGATCGAAGTCAAAATCAGCAAAATCAAGGCCGGCTTCACCAAGAATCGAGACTCTTCGAGGCATGTTGTAGAACTGGAAGAAGTCATACTTGACCATTTCACCGACTTCTCTCAGGAAAGCTTCCATGAGCCTTCCCTTGAGGCGAAGAACAGGCGAAAGTGCCTCTTGGAGTCTCTCGACCGAATCCGCCCCTGGAGCCTGATTGAGTTGAGTCAAAGCCTGAAGATTGGCGACATCGGCATGATAATCCATCTCGGAGATACACATCTTGAGGACTTCGAAGACATACTGCGGAAGCTGGGGAGCCTCGGTGAACTCAATCCCCTTGCCAAGCTGAGCGTTGATCTTGGCCTTCAAGCCTGGAAGTCGAGTATCGATCGACCTCCACTGGCTTTCGGGAACGGCTCTGCGGTCGGCGATCACTCCAGGCCTCAGGGCTTTCCTGCAGGAGTCGAGGATCCCATTGATGAGTTCGTTCGTGGCATCCTGAATCGGCATGATGTCCTTGACGAGGCTTGCTCCAAGCAGGCCCCAAGGCCAAGGATCGAGGCAAAGCTTTACGATCGGAAACATCCCATGCCAATAGGGATTCGGGCCGTCCCAGAGAACTGCTGTCCGAGTTGCGATGATCAGTCGACCCCTTGGATAGATTCTGCACTCAGTCTTGTCAATGATATGGCCATCTTCGGGATCTGGCTTGCCGACCATGTCGACGGGATAAACTTTATAAGACCAAGAGGTTCCGGGATCTCCCATGATGATGGGTTCAGATCCCACATGAAGCCTACGGTCCTTAAGCCACCAATGATGGAGATCAACAGTCGGAACCCTCTTGACAGCGTTCTGAGGGGTCGCAGTCAGGACATCTGCGGGAGCAGGCGTCACGAGGCTCTGAATGATCCTTCTTGCCCTCGTCCAGGTTCGAGAGAACATCATCTGATCCCGATCAGGCTTGATCAAATAGGCCTTCTCGGGAAACCTTGCCTTGAGTTCGTCGATCGTCTTGGCAGACCTGACGATAACCCCTTCCCAACTTTGAACCGATCCCGTCAGGGTCGGCTTATAAGGGAGGACATCGCGGGGATCTCTTGGAATAAGTACAATGTCACCTTCTCCATTCCAGGCGGAGGGATCCCACTGGACCTCACAATAGCCCGTGCCTGGGACCGCTGCATACCTCAAAACATCAGCCAGCTTGACATCACAAAAATTATTCACCCACCACGCTTGAGTCAGCTTCCAGAGGACTTCATTCTGGTTCTGGAACTTGTCGTTGAAGGTCTTGAATCCAAAGAGAGGATGAATGTCCGTGAGGGCCGCGACCGATTGCAGGATGATATGCTTCGTTCGGTTATCGGTCACCTGTGAGAGGGCGGGGGATCTCCGAGGATCTAACTGATCTCCCATGACATAAGCAATCGAGTGCTCGATGCTCTCATACATGGGATCGGCCTTGAGAATGGCCTCTCCGTCGATGATCGCTCCTTCGAGTTTGTTGAGGACTTGACCTTCGTAGGAGTTTCCGTCTACGGGAGTGGGGAGGGCGTCAGAAGTTGACACTATGGGCTCTCAGTTCGGCTGATCTTAGGGTCTGAAGTCAGGATCCCATCCACGATACTTGGGGAGATCCTTGATAGGATCAACATCGTTGATGTTGTTCTTGGAGAAGGCGGAGAGAACGACTCCATACTTGCGTTCGAGGCTTCTCAGATGTCCGAGGGATTCAACCGTGATCGGTTTGCCATCACTCGAAATGTGGTTGGTCTCAAAGGGGAAGACCGACCCGACGTATCGCCGACTCGGCTGCGACAGGGGGAGCACAGTCAAGGACCCGCCACAATCTTCGCAGGGGGGATACGCCGGATCGGCCTTTTCGACGCCCTCGATCTGGTCACGACCAGCTTTGAGGACCATCTCTGTCTGCTGGAAGAATCTTTCCTGTTCCTTCCCGCAGATTTCACATTTGAAGTCTCTAAGAGGCATGGTCTACTTCGTAATCGAAGCAGGGCGGGCCATACCAGTCGCAAGGCCCCAGATGACCGCAAGAAGAACAATCACCTGCTGAGACTTCGGGCCAAGGATCGGAAGCTGATCGAAGTAAGCCGGAAGACCAATCAGAACCGAGCCAACGATCTGAAGGTCATACTTCAGGGTATCTTTCGAAGGAAGATAATCACTTAAAGCCATTGAAATCTCCTAATCAAACACGACGCCGAGAACAAGCCGACCTCGGGGGCCGGCAGAGTGGCACTTAGGGCAGACAACCAGTTCGAAACTTTCTCCGGCCTTGATGCCAACAGGGAGAAGTCTCTGCATGCCACAGCCGGGACAATTGATGATGTGACGAACTCCTGTGGCATCCTTGCGCTCGCCGACAGCAGTCGTGTTACATTCTGTTGAAGACATAGTCGAGAGCCTCGTCAACTGTGAGCTTCATGTAGTCAACCTCGCTCCAGCCGTGGAATCGAGCCTGATCCTGAAGTCGGATGATCTCGGAAGGAGTGAAGACCCTTTCAATCGGGCCAATCTTGACGGATCCAAGGTTCTTGATCTGGGCGATCAGGCGATCGAAGCTTTCCAGGGTCGTCTGGAAGATTCCCTCAAGCTGACGCCTCTGATCTCCAAAGATGACCAAGGCTCGATCGTCTCGGGGGACGTCCTTGAACCTGAGGAGCCTGTTTTCGACCTCTTCCTTGCCAGTCGTCAGAGCCTGCTTCTCGTAAAGCTCGTAGAGGTCGTCGGGGATGTCAATGGTGAGTTTCATAGGCCTTTCCACGCGATGATCGAGTTAGAACACTGAAAAGTCTTCAAGGATGGCCTCATCTGCTTCAGCAATCATTTGATCGTAGGAGATTGCCCGATTCTGCCAGTCTGCCTTTCGCCCGACCTTCTCTTCCTTAGTCTGCAGGACTTCGCCTGCGGCTGTCAAGAGTCTCCTTTGTTCGGCGACATCTTCGCCTGAGAGCCACTCGTCGTCATGTGCGGCCCAGTGAGCCATGAGGAGGGCCATGACGCGGTCGTCATGCCGGTTGGAGGCCGCAGCGGCTCTGGCCATGTAATGATCAGGCTGGAACCATTTCCACTCCTTGAAGAGTTCAACCGAGTTCATCAGGAGATCGCCGTGGATGATGGCGTACTTGCCCTTGGCGATGAGTTTAGGACGGGTCGTGCGGTTTGTCCACCAGCCAAGACGATTCGTTGTCGTGTTGGTGATTCGGTCGTAGACTTTCCACCTAAAGAGATTAGCATAGTCCAGCCTCGTTGACAAGTCCAAGCTCATGCCGTTCCCTAGGCCGTTCTCTTCGATGATGACAAGGGCTTCCAAACCGTCGTCGTCCCGGTAGAACCTGCCGATCGCATTAATAATTCCGTTGAGATCGAGGGGATCATGATAATCCGACGCGAACTCAGCAACTTGCTCATCTGGACGCTTGAGATCTCCCCTCCTGAGGACTTGAATCACCGAGCGATCCCTGCCTACTCCTTCGGCGACGTCTACACCGATCGTGTAGGAGGCATGAAGCTCAGGAGTATCCCACATGACAAGTCTTCCATTCCACCAGTCGGCATCATAAGCGGAGATGTCCTCAAGGACCTTGAAGCCATATCCTGGCTTGATGAGATCTCTCA